GAAACCCCCCTGTCTTTCCAGTCTCCGCCTCCCTAACACGCTCGAAGGTTCACCAAGACAGTCCATTTACTGCCCGACCTAACCCGATCTAATGACGACTAAACCCAAGAAGTCTAAGCGCCTGTTGGGGGCAACAAAACCAAGGCTTCACAGCCCTTTCCTCACAGGCAAAAACAAATTACAAGATGTCAAGGATTTATGCACCATAGTTCAGATTGATTTACTTCCTTGGCAGGAATATGTGCTAAAAGACATGCTTACAGTGGACAAGGCCGGACTTTGGATACGCAAGACCAACCTGCTGCTCATGTCTAGGCAGAATGGCAAGACTCACCTTGCTCGAATGCTGATATTGACGCATCTCATCAAATGGGAGACAAACGTGCTCATAATGTCAAGTAACAGATCCATGGCCTTGGATACGTTTAGACAAGTCACACAACTGATTGAAACCAACGACCATCTCAAAGGTTTCGTCAAACAGATTCGATACGCAAACGGTACAGAGTCAATTGAAATGTTATCTGGTGCTCGCTTAGATGTTGTCGCATCAACTCGTGATGGCTCGCGTGGTAGAACAGTGAATGGTTTGTTATTCATTGACGAGTTACGCGAAATCGATGAAGAAGGCTATAGAGCTGCAATGCCTACGACACGAGCACACGCAGGTTCGCATATACTCTTGACATCTAATGCCGGAGATGCTTTTAGCAAGGTACTCAACGATCTAAGAGAAAGAGCTTTAGATCATCCACCTAAGTCTTTTGGATTCTATGAATACTCAGCGCCACAGTATTGCAAGATAAATGACAGAGCTGCATGGGCGCAAGCAAACCCTGCACTTGGCTACACAATTACAGAAGAAGCGATTGAAGAAGCAATATCAACTTCACCGATAGAAAACACTCGTACTGAGACGCTATGCCAGTGGATCGACTCCCTAAGCAGTCCTTGGCCTCATGGAGTCCTTGAAGAAACCAGCAATAGCGAATTGACTATAACACCAGGCGCTTTGACTATGTTTGGCTTTGATGTTTCACCAAGTCGCAGAAACGCATCCCTAGTTGCTGGTCAGATGATGCCGGATGGCAAAATTGCTATTGGAATACTAGAAACTTTCGAATCACAAGTAGCTGTAGATGATCTAAAGATAGCCGCAAGTGTAAAGGGTTGGGCTGACATCTATCGGCCTCGCATGGTCTTGTTTGACAAGTACACAACTGCCACAATTGCTGAACGCCTAGCCAATGCCGGAGTTGTAACGCAAGACTGCTCAGGCCAGCAGTTTTACCAAGCATGCGGTGACTTGCTGACTGGCCTTGTCAATCACACAGTTGTCCACAATGGACAAGATGAACTTATCCAGCAATTCAATAACTGCGCAGCTAAAGTCAATGATTCTGCTTGGCGTATTGTAAAACGCAAAAGCGCAGGAGATGTATCAGCGCCCATTTCCATTGCCATGGTTGTCAGCCAATTGATGAAGCCACAATCTACACCTGCGATTTATGGTTAGACACGCAAAGGTTACTTGTCTAATAACTTGACAAATGGTATCCTTTCTGTCTATGGGTATATTCTCGCGTAAGCCACAAGTGTTAGAAGCGCAAGAAGCGCCTCAGATTATGGCGGATAGCTTCTATGGCTACAATAATTATTTCCCTGCATTAGTATCGCGCCAGATGGCACTTGGCGTTCCTGCAATCAAAAGATGCCGAGATCTAATCTCTGGCACTCTTGCTTCTGTTCCTTTGGAGTATTACAAGAAATCAACTGGCGAAAAGATTGCTGCACCACGTTGGGTTGAGCAACCTTCTAAGCACCAACCACTATACGAGACTCTTTATTTCACGTTGGATTCATTATTGATGTACGGACAAGCTTTCTGGCAGATAACAGAAGTTTATGCAGAAGATGGTCGTATGGCTCGTGCTAATTGGGTCGCTAATACTAAAGTCGGTTTCATTACAGATCCAGCAACTAACTTTGTAACGCAATACAACATCGATGGTAAGCCAGTTCCGATGTCAGGCCTTGGCTCACTTATTACATTTCAAAAAGATGAAGGCATATTGGGAATAGGTGCTAGAACAATACAATCAGCGCTTGACGTACAACGCGCTGCTGCAATAGCTGCTGCAACTCCAATGAGCAGTGGCATTATCAAAAATTCTGGCGCTGATCTCCCACCATCCGAAGTAACGGCATTATTAGCCGCATGGAAGCGCAGTCGCCAGAATAATTCTACTGCTTACTTGACATCGACTCTAAACTATGAAGCAACTTCTTTCTCGCCTAAAGACATGCTTTACAACGAGGCCATTCAAAACTTAGCTACAGAATGCGCAAGACTTTGCTCTGTAGATCCTTACTATGTATCTGCATCACAGAACACAACAATGACTTATGCCAATGTCCAAGACGAGCGCAAGCAAATGGTCGCACTTACCCTGCAACCTTATGCATCTGCCATTGAAGCAAGACTTAGCATGGATGATATTTCCACTGCCGGACATTATGTCAAGTTTGCACTCGATGACACATTCTTGCGTACTGAACCAATGGAACGTTTGCTTGTATTAGAGAAGATGCTGGCACTTGGGCTAATTACAACTGAACAAGCAATGCAGATGGAAAACTTATCTCCTAACGGAAATGGTAGCTAATGGAAACTTTATTTATTGAAGCATCATCTATTGAATGCAATGAAGATCGCAGAGAAATCTCTGGCAAAATTGTGCCACTTGGTTCAGGCGAAGTTGGTAACACTAACTTAGGCGCTTACACATTCGAAACTGGGTCTATTGAAATAGGCGACGTGAGCAAGATTCGTTTGCTATCGCAGCACGACATGAAGAAGCCTGTTGGGCGTATGACTGCTGCTGAAACTCGCGCAGATGGTATTTATGCAACATTCAAGTTGTCACGATCAACTGGTGGCAATGACGCGCTTGTCATGGCACAAGAAGGCCTAGTTACAGGGCTGAGTATTGGTGCAGAAATCCTTGCATCTAAGCCATCACGCGATGGCCACACAGTCGTCTCATCCGCACGACTAAAAGAAGTTTCTTTAGTAACTGAGCCAGCCTTCAAGTCTGCTCAAATACTAGAGATCGCAGCAGAGGAAATCATCCCTGCTGAAACACAACCAACTACAGAAAGCGAGACAGTCGTGGAAGAAACCACTCCAGTCGAAGCATCACCATCAGTAGAAGCATCGGCTGTAGAAGCTGCTCGCCCTACTATTACAGCAATGGCTTACTCAAAGCCACGCCTTGATTTCTCAGCTCCAAAGCAATTGGAAATGACAATCAAAGCATCACTCGGATCAGATGAGGCACGCGAGTATGTTCGCGCAGCAGCTGATACAACAGACAACGCAGGACTTATTCCAACACGTCAGCTCACAACTGTCATCAACGGACTTGCTAACAACACACGTTCAGCAATCGATGCAATCTCAACTGGCGTATTGCCAGATGCCGGGATGAGTTTCGAAATTCCTAAGATTTCAGTCCTGCCTACTGTCGCAGAAACTGCTGAAGCAGGTACACCATCGAACACAGACCAAAATGCTGCCTTCGTCACAGTTTCTGTAAAAAAATATGCAGGCCAGCAACAATTTTCTGTTGAGCTCTTTGACAGATCTTCACCATTATTCATCACAGAATTGATGAACAATATGGCAGCACAATACGCAAAAGCAACAGACCTAGCGGTCTACACAGCAATTGCTGCTGGTGCATCAGCAGATGCAACAACACTGGCAACATACCCAACAGCTGCTGAGTTGCTTGGATTTGTTTCACGCGGTGCAGCATCTGTCTACACAAACACACAAGGCTTTGCTCGCAACATCCTTGCTAACACTTCACAGTGGGCAAACCTCATGACATTGAATGACTCAGGTCGTCCAATTTACATGGCTGCACAACCACAGAACGCTGGCGGAGAAGTTCGCGTTGACAGCATTCGTGGAAATGTCGCGGGGTTAGATCTCTACGCC